TGGGAGTCCGGCATCAATTGGATAAGTCCAAACACCGACCTAGAAATTCTTCTTATGACTTGCGAGCTAATCGACGAACGCTGGAATCTCCGAGTGCGTGTAATGACAGACAACAATCCGAAAGACCGCCGGGGACTTCGAGAGCTAGACAAACAAATCGTTTCTAACTTAGGGCTTCTAGGATTTACTCCGTCTGACCGCTCCCGCTTAGGAGTGGCAGAAGTAAAGAAAATGAGCAAGCTCGAAGAGCTAATGGCGAAGAAGGCTAATCGTGAGTAGTTGGCCCCCGCTATGGCTAACTCCAGTTCCGCAGAAAGCTATCGAACAAGGCGACGGAGAAATAGTAATTGAGTTTTCGGAAACTTTCGGGACAATCGGTAAGGACGGAATCGCTGGAAGAGTTGGACAGGCTCTAGAGCTTCGACCGTGGCAACAAGAACTTATCCGGAATGTTTACGCCCGGGACAAAGACGGTGGGCTTCTTGCGCGAACCGCTCTAATCGGAATGCCAAGAAAAAACGGAAAGTCTTCTCTCTCTTCCGTTAGCTTCGCTCTCTACTCCTTGTTAGCTGAAGGAGTAGAAGGTGGAGAAGTTTATTCAATCGCAGCGGAAAAAGAACAGGCAAGAATTGTATTCAGCGAAACGAAAAGAATTGTTGAATCTACCGAGCTATCTGAAATGGTCAAGGTCTATCGGGACGCACTCTTCGTTCCAGCAACTAACTCCGTCTATCGAGTTCTTTCCGCTGAAGCGTATTCCAAAGAAGGATACAATCCTCACCGGATTATCGCCGACGAAGTTCACGCTATGAAAGACCGCTCACTCTTTGACGTTATGAGCTTGGCTATGGGAAACCGTGGAAGCCTTGCTCAGCTAATCGCAATCACAACCGCTGGAGTAAAAAAGGATATGACAGGTGGCGACTCTATCGCTTACAACTTGTTCCAATACGGACAGAAGGTTTCCCGCGGAGAAGTAAAAGACCCGTCTTTCTTTATGGCGTGGTGGGCAGCACCGGACGAAGCCGACCACCGCGACCCGAAAGTTTGGGAGCAAGCTAACCCGGGCTTCGACGACTTGGTAGACAAGGCAGACTTCGAGAGCGCAGTCAAGCGAACACCGGAAGCGGAGTTTAGAACTAAGCGACTAAACCAATGGGTATCTTCGCAGACCGCTTGGCTCCCGGCTGGAACTTGGGACGAACTAAAGAGCGAACGGGAACCTAGCCCAGACGACGAAATCATTCTTGGCTTTGACGGTTCGTTCTCCGGGGACTGTACCGTTCTTGTTGCTTGCGTAATCCCAAAGACCGAAGAGGACAAACCTTTCCTTTGGCTAGTCAAGGAATGGGAAAAAGACCTAACTATCCACGACGACTTATGGCGCGTAGACATTCAAGAAGTCGAAGAAACGATTCTAAACTTTATTCAGAAGTATCCGAGAACTAGGGAAGTAGCTTGCGACCCTTTCCGTTGGCAGAGGTCAATGGAAGTCCTAGCTGATAAAGGCGTCCCGATTATTGAGTGGCCGTCTACTTCGCCAAAGCGTATGGTTCAAGCTTGCGCGAAATTTTACGACGCGGTGACGGGCGGGCAAGTAGAACACGACGGAAGCCCAGTTCTATCAAGGCACTTAGATAACGCCGTGACAAAGATAGACAACTTGGGAATCCGTATCGTAAAAGAGAACCGTCATTCTCCCCGCAAGATTGACGCAGCGGTAGCGGCAGTAATAGCCTTCGATAGAGCAGTTAGCAGTAGAATAGAAGAAATGGTTCCCGACTTCTTTTTCTAAGGGTGAATAATGGCAACAGTAATTCAAATAATCGGAGCCACGCTAATTGTTGCGGGAATTGCTCTAATCTCGATTCCCGTTTCTCTTATTGTCGCTGGAACAGCGGCGGTCTTATTTGGAATTGCTATGGAGCGTAACTAATGTTGAATAACCTTTTTGAGAAAAGGGCAATAAGCTTTCAAACCCTATGGGGAGCTGGCGAAGACCTAACCGACCTGAATCAGTCTGGAACGGTTATCAACTCAGAAACCGCGTTCAAGATTACGGCGATTTGGTCTGCGGTATCTCTTATCTCGGACACAATCTCTACGCTTCCCCTAGACGCTTACATTCGACGCGACGGCGCACGTGGCCCATTCCGTCCGAAGCCAGCTTGGGTTTCTAAACCAGACCTAGACCAACAGCCTTCCGCATTCTGGCAGTCGGTAATCGTTTCGCTTCTAATCGACGGCAACGCTTTTATTCGCGTCTTCCGTTCGGGCGGTCAAGTTGTAAATCTAGTTCCACTAAACCCGCACAAAGTCCAAATAAGACGCAACGGTATCGGACGTGTAATGTTCGAAGTTCAAGGAGAGAAAAATCTTCTTAGCTCCGAAGACGTTATCTTTATTTCTGACCTAGTTCGTCCGGGTGAGATTCGCGGAATGGCTAGAGTCGAAGCTCTCAAAGATAACTTCGGTTTATCTATGGCTTTGGAATCTTACGCAGCTCGCTTCTTTAGCAACAGCGCAACTCCGCAGGGAATCATTACCTTTCCGGGAAACCTAAACAGCGAACAGGCGGAAAATCTTCGCCGTGGGTTTGATTCAGCTCACCGTGGACTAAAGCGTTCACACAAGACCGGAGTTCTATCTGGTGGCGCAGAATGGAAGCCAACGGCAGTAGACCCTGAGAACTCTCAGCTAGAAACTTCACGTCGCCTATCAGTCGAAGACGTAGCTCGCGCGTTCAACGTTCCAAACCATATGCTCGGAGTTCAAGGTTCGACCGCTTACGCTTCGGTTGAACAAGACTCTATCTTCTTTGTCCAGCACACACTTCGCCCAATCGTGACCAAGCTAGAGGTAGCATTCAGCCCGCTTCTAAACGAAGTCCCCGGCGGAGAAAACGCATTCTTAAAGTTCAACCTAGACGGACTTCTTCGCGGAGATTCTCAGGCCCGAGCAACGTCTTACTCAATCGGACTTCAGGCGGGTTATTACACCGTGAACGATATCCGCAGATTCGAAGACCTAACTCCAATGGCAGATTCCGTAGCCGACCAAGTTCGAGTTCCACTAGCTAACGTTTCTATCGACGATTCTAGAATCACTACCGAAGACAAGAAGGTAGCTATGGCGCAGAAGCTAGTTCTTGCCGGATACGAACCAAAGGCAGTTCTAGCAGCTCTAGGTCTTCCAGCTATTCCGCACACCGGAGTTCCAAGCACACAACTTCAGCCAGTCGCGCAGCTCGACCCGGCTAATCCTGAAGGCGTTTACGAGGTTCAGTAATGGCGATAAGTTCGGGAGTTATCACCGTTGGAACAGTTCCGTCAATTATTGACGGAACTTTCAACTCTAACTTTCGTCTAATCATTCACAACAACGACAACACGGACGCAGTTTACTTGGGTGGCTCAGGGGTATCGGTAGCTACTGGTTTGAAGTTAGATAAAGGAATAATTCTTCAACTTGAAATGAATCCACTAGAAAGCGTTTACGCAATCTCGGCAAAAGCCGGACACACAATTAGTTATCTGAAGCAGGTATAAGTTGCCCTATTACATCACGGACAAATCCGCAGACTGCCCTAACAATTGGGCCGTAGTCAAAGAAGACGGGGAACTTCTTGCTTGCCACGACACTAAAGAATCCGCAATTGAACAAGCTATCGCAGTATCGATAGCGGAAGAAACCGAATTCGTTGGAGAGCGCGCAGCCGTCGGAGAACTAAAAATTGGCGATTGGGTAACTTGGAACATTAGAAACCCGAAGGTTCTTGCTTTGGTCGTACTCATTGAAGGCGAACTAGCAGGGCTAGAAGTTTACGAATTGGAAGACGAAGTTTATCACTCGACTAATCGCCTAATGATTATGAACGTCTTCAAGCTTCAGCGAATCCCAATGCCGGATAGAATTTCTGCCGAAGTAGAAGACGCAGAAGAACAAGAAGAAGACGAAGGCGAAGAAAATCTGCCAGATAACTATCGTCCGGCACTAGCTCCAGATGTTCCAGAAGGTAGAGCCTGCGGAAATTGCTTCTTCTTCAATGAAGCCCGACTAAACGACGACGGAGATAAAGCGTGGTGCGAGCGTTGGGACGCATTCGTAGACGGCGGAAACTACTGTAATGCGTGGCAACCTAACGAAGAAGATAGGGTAGCGCCCGACGCTTTAGAAGTTGGAGATTCCGTTTCTTGGAATTCTTCTGGCGGAAGAGCGCGCGGAGTAATTGAAAGAATCGAACGGGACGGAACTATAAATGTTCCAAACAGCGACTTCACAATTACTGGAACCGAAGATGACCCTGCCGCTTTGATTCGTGTTTACCGCCCGGGCGGAGAAGGACTAGAAGCTACCGATACTTTAGTTGCTCACAAATTCAGCACTCTAACAAAGATTCAAGAGCTAGACGAAAACCGCGCAGTAAATCTTACGCCACCTGCGTATATGAGAGCAGCCGCTAGACGTGGACTTGAATACTACGCACAAGGTCTAGCCGGGGACGGTCTAGTAGATAGAACTGTTAGAGAAGCCCGCGCTATGGCAGAAGGAAACGTCACCGCTGATAAGTGGGTTCGTATCGCTGCGTGGATTGCTAGACACTTAGGCGACCTAGATTCTCCGGACGCAAATCCAACTTCAGAAAATTATCCAAGCGCGGGAGTTGTCGCGCACCTTCTTTGGGGAAGTGGCCCTAGCAAATCTTCAGCTAATCGCGCTATGAAATATGCGCAGGGAGTCGTTGCTAGACTAGAGGAAGAAAATCGCGCAACCATAAGTCAGGAAAGCGAACAAATGGCAAAGATTGAAAAGCGAACTAACGAAGTCCAGTTCGAACTGAGAGCCGTTGAAGGTGGCGACGGTATGACCTTCACCGGATACGCCGCAGTCTTCAACTCCCCTAGCGAACCACTTCCGTTTATCGAGCGTATCGCGCCGGGAGCATTCAAGCGTTCACTAAAGGCACGCAACGATATCAAGCTTCTATGGAACCACGACACCGGAAGCGTTCTTGGTTCTACCCGGGCTGGAACTCTAAAGCTAGAAGAAGATAACTATGGACTACGCGTTACCGCAATTCTTCCAGACACAAATCTAGGACGCGACGTTCGAACCCTAGTCCAGCGCGGCGACGTAAACGCTATGAGTTTTGGCTTTTCAGTTCCAGCGGGCGGAGATTCTTGGAACGCCGAGGGAACAGAAAGAACTCTAAAGTCTGTCAGAATTTTTGAAGTAAGTGTTGTTGCCTACCCCGCATATAGTTCCACCGCGGGAACCGCAGCCGTTCGTTCATTCGACGGAGTAGCCAAACGCGCAGAGGTAGACGCTGACCAACTAGCAGACGCTATGCTGGCAATCGAAGACGGCAAGGACTTATCTCTAGAGCAGTCCGAGCTTCTAACAAAGGTAATCCAGCGACTAACTCCACAAGAAGAAGCCGAAGCTGAAGCTAACTCCGAAGAGCTAACCGCGCTGGAACTAAAGAAGAAGAAATTCGAACTACTAATGAAGAGGTTATAAATGGCAAGCAAGGACGCAATCAAAGAAGCAATTCTAAAATCTTCAGGTAATCCGGAATATGGAATAGTTGTTGATAATGTAGAAGCTTGGGCGCAAGCAATCTGGGAGCTAGATAACGCAGCTCCAGCTAAAGAAGTTCGCGTCACAGAGGCTAAAGAAACCCGATAAGGGCCGTCGAGGATTTCCCCCTTTCTCTCGACACGCAACCCCGCCGTATTCCTTTCCGGCGGGGTTGCTCTTTACCCGGATTAGTAGAATATAAATAGCGGGTCGAGTCAGCTCCCCGTTGTATCCGTTCGAGTTAGCTTGACGGGAATCCATCATCATAAATCAAACAAGGAGTAACAACTATGTCAGACTTTCTAAAGTCGCAGGTTGAAGCCCGCAACAACCTAATCCAGCAGGCTCGTACAGTAATCGAGTCAGCCGAAGCGGACAAGCGCGGACTAACCGTAGATGACCAAGCAACAATCGAGCGTATTGAGAACGAAATTTCTCAGCGCGACGCAGCTATCGACACCGCAAAGAAAATGGAAGAGCGTGAGGCCCGCGCAGTAGACGCAGCTCGCAACTCTTTCATTCCTTCTAACGAGGTTCGTGGCGACGCAGAAATTCTTCGCGCAATTGCTAACGGAGAAATGCGTTCACACGTATTCGGCGCAGAGAAAAGAACTCTAGTTCCTTCCGACAACACCGTTCCAAAGTCTTTCTACGACGAGGTTTTCTCAATCGCTAGATTGGCTGGCCCAATGCTAAACGTTGCTCAGGTTATCAACACCGCCAGCGGCGACCAGCTAACAATCCCAACCTTGACAGCGTATTCAACTGCGACTATTAAGACTGCTGGTTCAGCTATCGACGACAGCGAGCCAACCTTCAGCTCAATTACACTAGGCGCATTCAAGTACTCATTCTTGGTTCCTGTTGCTAACGAGCTACTAACCGACGCAGGTTTCGACATCTCGGCTCTAATCGCTGAGCAGGCCGGAAACGCAATCGGTTTCGGAATCAACACCGGACTAACCGTAGGAACTGGAACCGTAGAGCCAACTGGTATCTTCACAACCGGAGCTTCAGCGGTTACAGGTGGAACCGGAGTATCCGGCGCACCAACTTACGAAAACCTAGTTGACCTTCTATACGCACTAGACGGACAGGCTCGCTTGCTTCCGGGTGTTGGTTGGTTGATGAACAAGTCAGGTCTTGCGGCAGTTCGCAAAATCAAGGACGGTTCTGGAGCGTTTATCTGGTCAGCCGGAAATATCGCACAGGGTCAGCCAGACCAGCTACTCGGTTACCCAATCTACGAGAACCCGGCCGCAACAAACGTGGCCGTGAACAACTTCTCAATCGGTGTAGGTCACTTGCCTTCCCTGAAGGCTCGCGTAGCCGGAGGAATCCAAGTTGCTCAGTCAGCTGATTACGCATTCAACGAGGACGTAACTACTTTCCGTGTTACCGCTCGCGTTGACTCGAAGTTGACACACGCAAGCCACTTCGTAAAGTTCCGCGGAGGCGCAAGCTAAGCCATAAGCATTAGCTAACAGACTGGAAAGGTCGCCGGACGGTAGGGTTTCGGCGGCCTTTCCTTTTGTCTTTTTGACCTGATAATGTTTTTCTATGAAACCTACCAAATCAAAGAACCCTGCTAACCGCGAACAGTTCAACGGAAGTGTTACGGTCTACTCAAATTCGCCCGACCAACCGACGGGCTACGGACAACAAGCTCGCTACTTAGTAGATAGATTGAAGCGTCACGGCTTTGACGTCGCTGCTCTTTCTAACTACGGACTAGAGGGAATCAAGCGCGAACTAGAAACGCCTTACGGAAAGATTCCACACTTCGCCCGGGGCTTCGATATGTATTCGAACGATTCTGCTCCGATAGACCACAAAACTTTTTCGGTTGCTAAGCCAAACCAACCAAACGCTATGATTACGCTCTATGACGTTTGGGTTCTAACTAACCCGGCTTTCTTTGACATAGATATTCTTAGCTGGGTTCCACTCGACCACATAACACTACCGCCTAGAGTCGAAGAGTTTCTAAAGAAAAAGAAAGTGACTCCAGTTGCTATGGCTCCGCACGGAGTTAGACAAATGGAAGCTAAAGGGATTGAGTGTAAATACGCACCGCACGGAATAGACACTAAAGTTCTAAAGCCTACGTTTGAAATAAACGGACAATCGGTAGAAGAGCATATGGGAACTAAAGACCGCTTCGTTGTTGGAATGGTGGCGGCAAATAAAAGTGCGGGGCTAGTCCATAGGAAAGCATTCTCAGAAAATCTTTTGGCCTTCTCTATCTTTCAAAAGAAGCACCCGGACGCTATGCTCTATCTTCACACAGACCCAGTTTCTAAAGGTATTGGCTGGAATCTAGTTTCGCTTCTTCAAAGCTTGGGAGTAGATAAAGACGACGTTGCCTTTCCCAATCCGCTAAGTTATCGCTATGGAATCCCGCAGGAAACTCTAGCCGGATACTATACGGGAATGGACGTTCTTCTAGCTACGTCTTATGGAGAAGGCTTTGGAGTCCCGTGTGTCGAGGCTTTAAGTTGTGGAACCCGCGTGGTCGGTTCTTCTTGGGCAGCTACTCCCGACCTTCTTTCTGAAGATTCTTTTCTAGTAGAGGGCCAGCCTTCTTGGGATTCGGGGCAGGACGCGTGGTGGCAAATCCCGAACGTGCCTTCTATCGTTGCCGCGCTCGAAGAGGCTTACAAGCTAGGCAAGGGTCGTTCGCAAATAGCAATCGACTTCGCCGCAGACTTTGACGTGGATAAAGTTTGGAGTAAATACTGGTTGCCAATTCTCCGGGAGAAGTTTTGATAGCTTGGGTTAGTCATCATCTACCCGGGCCAAACGGTGAGCTAGTCGGTGGCGCAGAAATGAGCGACGCAATTCTTCTACAAGACCCGCCCGTAGACGTTATGGTTTTCAATCCTAATAATTGGGAAGGAGCTTTAGACTTTGACGAAGTTGTAATAACAGGAACCGACGCGCTCGACCCGTGGGCTATGACGCAACTAGCAAAGAAGAAGCCCGCGGTGCTGGTTCATCATCAACAAACCCGAAGTAAGTATCGGGCAAATCTAATTAGCAACGCTAAAGTTTTTTTAGCGCGAACTCCTAGACACTTAGAAATAGAAAAGGAATGGACACAGCCGAAGAAGTCAAGCTGGGTTCTTTCCCCGCTGGACGTGAGCGAATTCTCGGTGAAACCAAAACTAGATTTCGCGGTTTGGGCTGGACGTTGGCACTATCAAAAAGGCCCGGACGAGGCGATAAAGTGGGCCGAAGAAAGAAATATAAAACTTGTTATGTTTCGAGATAAGCCGAGAAGCGAAGTTTTAGAAGCTATGAGTGTTGCGAAGTATTTCGTTTTTCTGCCCAACGAATTCGACGCGGAACCAAGAGCAGTAATTGAAGCGGTTATGTCTGGGTGTGAAGTCCACACTAACGAACGAGCTGGAATTACTTCAGTACCAAATTGGCGAAAACCAGAAGTTCTAGAAGAGCTAGTCAAAAACTCTAAGCGACTATTTTGGGAAGCGGTTTTAGAATGAAAAAACCAACTGTAAGTATCGTTCTTGCTATTTGGGGAGAGGGCTATTCACAATTTCTTCCTCAATGGTTCAAGGCAACCGAAACACTAGAAAGAGAATTCGACGAAATTGTAGTCGTTACAGACAACAAAAACGCAAGCGCGGTTCTTTCGGCGATTACAGATTTTTCAAAAGTAAGAATACGGGTAGAGGAACACGAAGAATTCGGCGGATACTGGAATCGAGCTATCGACCTTTCTACTAGTAAATGGATAGCCTTCTGTTGCGCCGACGATTACTTTCTTCCTTCAGCTCTAAACGCAATAGATGAGGCAGATAAAGAAGAAGCTAATCTAATTTGCGATAGCTTGATTCACAAAGGCTCCAACTTTAGACAAAGCGCATATTGGGAACCTTCCGAACTAAATCACACCTTTAGGCTTATGGGCGGAAATACAATCACTAAACGACTATGGGAAGCCGCAGGTGGTTTTCCAAAGGGCTTTCAATTCGCCGATTGGGGATTTGCCCTAAGAATGAAAAAGACTGGTCTTGTAAAGCCGTTTTATGCTTCAATCGACCGAATTGTTTATGACGTCGGAAACGACCGTCTAACTATGTCGGGAGCAACTCTTCCAGCCGAAGACCGGGCCAACGGTCATAGTCAAATAGATAACCTAGTCAGGGAGCTTGGACTCTAACTAGTAGAATAGAAGCGAACAAAGGAAAATCTTATGGCAATCGTAAACGGTTATTGCTCACTCGCAGAAATCAAGGCTTCCGCAAGAATCTCGGATTCAGTCGACGATAGCCTTCTAGAGCTTGCGGTCGAATCAGCTTCTCGAATGGTTGACAGCTACACCCAACGCTACTTCTACAACGCTGGAACTGCGACCCGTCTATTCGCTCCGCAGGATTCTTACGTTGCCGAAATTGACGACCTAATCACTTTGACAACTCTTCAGACTTCGGACGGCGACAACTTTGGCACAACTTGGGCCGCTAAGGATTATCAGCTAGAGCCACTAAACGGAAACGTGGACGGTCTTACAGGACACCCAGCTACCCGTATCAGGGCCGTAGACGACTTTATTTTCAACGTCCTAGACGGAGAGGCAACCGTTCGGGTTGTGGGCGTGTGGGGCTGGTCAGCGGTTCCAATCGCGGTAAAACAAGCTACCGTCATTCAGGCCGCAAGAATTTTCAAACGTAACGATTCGCCTTTGGGTATCGCCGGATTTGGCGAAATGGGAGCCGTCCGCGTGGGCGTTCAACTTGACCCGGACGTGAAGCACCTAATCGACGTTTACAGAAAAGTTAGATTCGCCTAATGGCTTCAATTACTGACCTTCGCGCTGCTCTCGCTACAGCCATTGGACGTATCTCGGGGCTGAGAACCACCACCGAAACACCGGACACAATCTCCCCGCCTATCTCGATTATCAACGTCGCCAGCGTCAATTATGACAAAGCTGGTTCCCGTGGACTTGACGAATACAACTTCGTCATTACTTGTATCGTTGGGCGCGTGGGCGAAAGAAGCGCCCAAAGACTTCTCGATTCTTACGTGACTCCAGCCGGGACTTCGTCGGTCAAGCTTGCGATAGAATTAGACAGGACGCTCGGTGGGAAATGTGATTCTCTCCGAGTAACCGATATGCGGAATTACGGCTCCATTGTCATTGGCGAAGTTACCTATCTAGCCGCTGAATTCAACGTCGTAGTTTACGCACAATAAAACCGCTAGGAAAATAGGAGAAACAAAACAAATGCCAAAATATGTAGTTATCAACCCAAGAGTCACAATCAACGGCGGAACAGTTTCAAGTTCCGTAGCTGCCGCAACTCTAGAGCTAACCTCTACTGATATTGACGTGACCAGCTTTGGTTCAAACGGCTGGACAGAAATTATCGGTGGACTAAAACAGGGAACAGTATCCCTAGACTTCCACAGCGGATACGCCGCTGGTGAAATCAACACCGTTCTAAACCCGCTACTTGGAACAATCGCAACCGTCACAATCAACCCAAACGGAACCGCAACGTCTTCAACTAACCCTGCGTGGACTGCGCTTGTTCACGTGAACAGCGTATCTCCAGTCGCAGGAGCAGTCGGCGATTTGGCTACGTTCAGCGTTTCATACCCAACTTCGGGTTCCGTATCCTTCGCAACCGCATAAGGCTAGAGAATGAAACTAACCCTACGCATTGAGTTCGCAGACGGAACACACAAGGACGTTCTTGTATCGGCTCCCGATATGGTGGCGTTCGAAGACAAGTACGACCTTTCAATAGCAAAACTAGACGACCCAAAAATGGGCTGGTTGCTTTTCTTGGCTTGGCATTCTGAAAAGCGCAAGAAGCAAACAGACAAAGAATTCGAAGCTTGGCTAGAACTAGTAGACGCCATTGGAGCAACAGAAGACCCAAAAGTAACAAAATAGTCGGACTAGGCGATAGCTCCGCTCATTGGTTCATAGCTTCCCTAGCGGTCGAGTCCGGAATTCCTCCAAGTGTTTTATTGGAGCAATCCGACCGAATGCTTTGGACAATGAACAGGTGGCTTGTCGCTAAGAACCTTCCACCGCGATAAGGAAGTCCCCTGCTTCGGCAGGGGCTTCTTTATTTGGATTCGGTAGAATAGAAGAAAAGAAGGCTGGTTGAAATGCTAAGAGTAGATGTTGAAGGCATAGGCGCAACCGTCAATGAACTAAAAAAATTCGAACCGCAACTCTTCGCTCAAATGAGAAAAGAAATCATAACCGAACCTGGCGTTGCTTCGGTTCTTTCTTCCATAGAGTCTAAGGTTCCTAAAGTTTCTCCCCTATTTGGAATGCTCCATAACGGAAGAACTAGATACGTAATTCCTAAGATTAGGACTTACATAAGACCAAGCGCAAAACTTGGCAGGGGTGGCACGGAGCGTTCTCTAATTGGCTTTGAAGCAATTTCTCCCGACAACGCGGCAGGTTTTGAGATTCTCGACTTGGTAGGTTCTGGCCCCGACGCTAATTCTAGGAATGCTAGGGGAATGCTCAGCAAACTTAGTGGTAAAGCTTCTCGTTATGTCTGGAAAGGATACGAAGCTAAAAAAGAAGGCGTATCCGCCGCAGTCCTAGCAATCATAAAAAGATACACAACTAAAACAAACGTGAAGCTAAAGGTAATGTAATGGCAGTCAGAATACCGATTATCACCGTCTTCGACTCTAAGGGTTTGAAGCAAGCGCAGTATCAGCTAAACAAAGTCCGTGGCAACTTCCAAGCTCTAGGACGAAACGCTGCTATTGCCGGAGTCGGTATTGGAGTAGTCGCCGCAGCTCTAGGTAAGAGCGTCCAGAACGCAGCCGAAGCTCAAAGAATAATGTCGCAGACCGAAGCAGTTCTAAGGTCTACTGGAACAACTGCTAATGGAACTGCCGCAGATATCGCAAACCTTTCTGAAACTCTAAGTCGTCAAACCGCAGTAGACGACGAACTAATTCAGTCCGGAGCAAACCTTCTTCTTACCTTCAAGAACATTCAAAACCAGTCCGGGCTAAACAACGATATTTTCAACCAAACAGTTCAAGCAACCCTAGACGTTTCCCGGGCTATGGGAACCGACGCAAGCACCGAAGCTATCCGTCTAGGTAAGGCGTTGAACGACCCGGTAAAAGGACTTACAGCTCTAAGCCGAGTTGGTATTCAATTCACCGCGCAACAGAAAGAGCAGATAAAAGCTCTTACCGAATCAGGCGACCTTCTTGGCGCGCAGAAGATTATCCTTGCGGAACTACAATCTCAGTTCGGCGGTTCGGCGCAAGCTTACGCACAAACCTTCGCTGGACAAATAGAGCTTCTTGGAATTGAGCTAGAAAACTTCAGCGAAGAAATTGGCGTTATTGTTATGCCAGCTCTTAGAAGCCTTATGGACGGACTCCGCGAAATGGCTCCGGAGATTGGTTCAAAACTCCGCGACGCAGTAAACTCCGTAGATTGGAAAGCACTAGCTAAAGCACTTCTTGATACAGCTACTTTCTTTCTTCAGAACGCAGAAGTAATTATCAAGGTTTCCGGTGCGCTCTTCGCTTTGAATACGGCTTACAACCTAATCAAAGTAACACAAGGAATCTATAACGCGGTCGCAGTCGTTACTAATGCGGTTCTAGGTGGAACCGACGTAGCAGCTAAGAAGGCAACTATCTCACTTGGTTTCCTGCGCTCCGCTTTGTTATTGAGTGGTATTGGCGCAGCGGTTGTAGCTCTTGGTTTCATAATCGACGGAATCTCAAAGACCAATGAAGGCGCAAGAGTCACAACTCCAACCGTCACTAGCTTTGGAAGCGCAGTTCTGAAATCTGGACAAGACGCAGAATGGGCCGCCACGAAATACGGCGCAGCGAAGAGCGCAATCGAAGGACTAAACAGCGCGTCGGCTGCGTATAAGCCACCCGTTCTATCAGTTGGCCCGGACGCCGCAGAACGCCGAATGAACCTAGACAAGTCTTTCAATCTTTCTAAGTATCTAAATGTTCAAGCCGAACTAGAAAAGAATGCTCAAAATACATCTACCGCCGCTTCTCCAGCCGTGGCAAGAACGACTTTCGCTGGAGTCTTGTCAAAAAACTTACTAGAGCAAACTCGACTAACCAAGCTTCAAGCAAAAGGACTTACCGAAGGAGCAGCAGCACTAGCTCTTTCAACCGTAAAAAATAAAGCTCAATTCAAAAAACTTGAAGCCAATTTGAGCAAGCCAGAAATTCTAAACAAAAGGCAATCTGTATTCAACAGGACTGCGGCTGGTATCGCTGAACTTAGGCAGATTGAAGCAGATAGGCAAGCCGATGCTGCTCAGGCCAGAGCGGACGAAGCCGAAGCACAAAGACAACGTGACGCGATTATCGCCGCAGAAAAAGCCGCAGCCGAAGAACGCGAAAGAATCTATAGGTCATTCGCTGATTCGGTTACTAGCACATTCGCAAGTATCAAGGACGCAATCGTTGGAGCCTTTAGTCTTCCCGAGCTAGGTGGTTCGACAGATTCGATTATTCGGAATATGGATAAGCTTCTCACCCGGGTAAAGTCGTTCTCGGCTAACATCACAAAGCTATCCGATATGGGACTAAACGCAAATCTTCTACAACAGGTTATTCAAGCTGGCCCAGTTGCGGGCGCACGTCTAGCAGCGAGCCTAGTAGCCGGGGGAGCGGACGCGCTTGGAAGAATCAATGCGGGCTATGGCGAAATCCAAACTCTCGGTTCAGAAATCGGTATGACTGGAACTCAGTCAAGATTCAATAACCCAACTCAACAGAACGTCTACAACATAAATGTAGAAGGCGGAGTTGGTTCCGGTGCGACTATTGGAAAAGCAATCGTTGACGCTATCAAGGCTTACGAAAGAACTTCAGGCGCGGTCTGGCAGGGTGCGTAATGGCAGCCCCAGCTCTAAAGGTAGAACTAGGTCTTGACTTAGGTGGAAACGACCCGTTCGCTTTTCGACTTGACGACGCAGTAAAAGGCGTCCTTGACAATACGGATTACACGCTAGGCGGAACGAAGCTCTTTGACATTTCTTCCCGTCTTGTTTCCGTCGCTATCCGTCGAGGAAAGTCCCAAGCTCTCGACCGCATAGACGCAGGTATCGCAACAATCACCGTCGATAACTTCGACCGACTCTTTGACCCGCTCTACGAAAACGGATTGTATTACGGGCAGCTTATTCCCCGACGCGAAGTTGTCATTAGCTCAAACAATTATCCAGTCTTCAACGGCTTTATTGATGACTTCGATATTCAGTACGAACCGGGAAAGAAGTCCGTTGTTTCAATCGCAGTTTCGGACGCATTCTCAGTTCTAGCTAACTCTTCCCTAGACGAAGTAGTGCCCCCGAGCGAATTGTCTGGAGCAAGAATTGAGCGCGTTCTAAATCTTCCCGAAGTTAGCTGGCCGGAAGATAGAAGAGAGATAGATTCGGGTAATACTCTTATGCTCGATTCAGTAGTGAACGAAGGCACGGGAACACTTAGCTATCTCCAGCTTGTAGAAACTAGCGAGTTCGGAACTATCTTTATATCCCGCGAAGGAAACGTAGTCTTCAGAGAAAGAAACTCCGTCCCGAACGTTATCGACGTAGTCTTCGCTAATACAAGCGTTGACCCGCTTCTTACTGCCGTTCCATTTATTGACGTGAACATTGTTTACGGTTCTGAGAATCTTTACAACCGAGTTTTCCTACAGAACGACGAAGCTATTCCAGAAGAAGGATTCGCAGAAGACCTAGATAGCCAAGCTCTATACGGTGTTCGCGCCTACGACAAGTCCGGGCTACTGGTTCAAAACGCAAGCGACCTTCAATTCCTATCTGACTTCTTGCTACAGAGATTCAAAGAGCCACAATACCGATTCGAAACCGTGACCGTATCGCTAGACAACATTTCGACCGAGCAACAGAACCTAGTTCTAGACTTAGAAATCGGCGACATTGTTCAAGTCAAGTTCTTACCTTCTGAAGTTCCCCCGGCTATCGAGCAGTATTGCCGGGTAATCGGTATAAACAATAGCTGGGACACCAATAGCAAGAACATTACCTTCAGCTTGGAGCGCCTAGACTTCGCAATCTTTATTCTAGATGACGCTGTTTTGGGTGTCCTAGACGACGACCGCCTTGCTTACGAGTAAAATAGAAGAAAGACATAAGGAAAATAATGCCTAGAAAAACCTTTACCGCAGGAGAAGTCCTTGCGGCAGCCGACGTCAATTTATACCTGAGCAACGAAGCGGTATTCGCTAGCTCGACTGCGACCACCTACACCGTTCTTCCGGGCGACCGCTACGAAACCTTAGTAATGTCGGGAACTGCTAACTCAACGATTAGCTTCAGCACCGCTACCGCATTCGAAGCTGGGGAAAGAATAGATATCTTTCAAGAAGGAGCCGGAACTGTAACAATCGCCCGGGACGGAACCGCAGTATCTTTCGCAGGTCGAGGAACCGCTGGAACCGCTTACCGCATTGGTCAGCGTTATGACGCCGTATCTGTTGTCTGCGTAGGTACTAACTCCTATCGTATAATCGGGAACGCGAACGCGGTCTGATTATGAGAGGAATAGCTTTTGGTATTCTCTCGGCAGCAGCTTCACCTAGCATTAGTGTTGAATACCTTGTAATTGCTGGTGGTGCTGCGGGTGGTGGTGGTGATACTGGCGGTGGTGGTGGTGCTGGTGGATACCGAACATCTACTCTTGCTTGTTCGCTAGGAACCAACTTTTTAGTTACTGTCGGTGCTGGTGGAGCAATAACTACAACTACTGGCTCTAGTGGAGCAAACTCTGTATTCTCAACGATTACTTCTGCTGGAGGTGGTGGAGGTGGTGCTACTGGTTCTACTGCTGGTGTTGCGGGTGGTTCTGGTGGTGGAGCTACTAGAGGCCGAACTGATTTCGGTGCTGGTAACACACCTTCAACAAGTCCTTCTCAAGGTAATAATGGCGGACAGGGCGGGCCGGGAAGCGGAGGAAATATCGCTACTTCTGGAGGTGGAGGTGGTGCTGGAGCTGTAGGTTCTAATGGAACTTCAGGAGTACCCGGAACTGGTGGAAACGGTACAGCTTCATCTATAACTGGTTCTAGCGTAACTCGAGCTGGAGGTGGTGGAGGAGCCATCTATTCCAATACAACAAACGGAGCTTCTGGAGGAACTGGAGGCGGTGGACAAGGTGGAGGAAATAATAACCCTGCGACTTCTGGAACTACAAATACTGGTGGAGGCGGTGGTGGAGCAGGTCTAAAGGACTTTGGTTCTCCATTCATACCGGGTGCTGGAGGTTCTGGAGTTGTTATCCTTCGCTATCCAGTATCCGCAACAATCACAATCGGTGCTGGCCTAACAGGTTCAACAGCAACAGACGGCTCTTTCAAGGTAACAACAATAACCGCTGGTAGCGGAAATGTAAGTTGGGCAGCATAATGGCACACTACGCATTCTTAGACGACAACAACATTGTCACCGAAGTTATTACAGGAATTGACGAAACCGAACTTATCGAAGGTCTTGACCCTGAAACTTGGTACGGCAACTTCCGAGGACAGGTTTGTAAAAGAACAAGCTATAACGGAAACATAAGAAAAAACTACGCAGGAATTGGTTTTACTTATGACCCTGAACTTGACGCTTTTATTGGCCCTAAGCCTTTTGAGTCTTGGATTCTTGACGAAGCAACTTGTCGCTGGGAAGCTCCAACGCCATACCCAACTGACGGCTTTAGCTACTTTTGGAACGAGGCAGAATTGGCTTGGGAAGTTATGGACTTCTCTGAACCTAACGGGGCGATTCAAAACTAATGGCTGAGGAAACAACTGGCGTTCGCATAACCCAACAAGCTATTTACGCTAAGCAACTCGAACACGGTGAAACCCTTGTCAAAATACTCGAGAAGCTCGACCACTTAGACGAAGTTCCAAACCGTCTTCGGGAAGTAGAACTAACGCTTGCCCGATTAGCTTGGATTGAGAAGATTGCCTACACTGGATTGGCCGCGGGAATCACAGGACTTGCTTCTGCTCTTTTTTCCCTTTTGGTAAAATAGTTTTATGCGTTATCCATTCAATAAGCCAATTCCTAAAATTTCTTCGCCTTATGGTTGGAGATTCCACCCAATCGAGAAAATTCGCAAGCACCATAACGGCGTCGATTACGCGGTGGAAGTCGGTCGCCCGGTTTACGCAATCGCTAACGGAACCGTTGTCTATGCGGGAGCTTCAAAGCTAAAGTTTCCTAACGGGGAACCTGCTGGCGGTGGCTACATTGTTAGACTGCGCCACAAGGTTAACGGCGAATGGATAACTTCCGGCTACTACCACTTGAAAAAAGGCTCAATAAAAGAAGCTGGAATCAAGGTCGGGCAGAAAGTCTTAGAAGGCACAAAGCTTGGAGAATCGGGCAACACCGGAGAATCTACCGGGCCGCACCTTCACTTCGAAATCCAGCGCGGTAAGTTCTACGTTTGGAACAATAAAGGTCTGCGCTACACCGAACCGACTAGCTACATCAAAACCCAAATAGCTCTAGAAAAACTAAAGTGAGAATCTTTGACGCTCTAATGCTTCTTCGGGAGCAAGAAGGCGAAGATACTTCTGGCCCGTCTTGGAAGTATCGAAGAAAACTAATCTATGGCGGTTATCGCTTGGGCTTCGTTATGATTCTTTTTGGAATGGGAACCTTCTTCTTTGACAAGGAAGTATCCGTCCAGCTAGTAATCGGCGGGGTAGCTCTTATCTCGATTATCCTTACTGCGTACACCGCTTCTGCTACCTTTGAAGACGTAAACCTATACAAGAAAGAAGAAGAATAATGTTGAACCTACAACCTGCCACCCGCAAATGGATTTATGGAATTGTCGCCGCAACCGTCCCGCTACTTATTAGCTTGGGAACAATTACTACCGAACTAGGCGCGCAGATTCTAAACGTTGCCGCAGCTCTACTAGCAATCGGTGGTTCGGCTTTAGCTATTACTTACGTCCCCGACGAAGAGTAACGCTCCGCTTCAGTAGTGCCTCCCCAAATCCCCGCAACCCGGGTGGACTTGGCGTAGTCCCGGCATTGTACCCGAACTGGGCAATTCTGGCAGATACCTTTAGCTATTTCTTCGACTAATTTTTGGCTGATTTGGCTTGCTTCTTGGGCAAAGAAGACGTCGGGCAGTTCTTCGCACTCGACAGAACCGACCTTCCGAATCGCTTCGTGAAGTTCTAGGTAATTGCGCTCAATTCCCAATAATTGTCGTAGGGTAGTCATAGTCTAACCCTAAAGGAAAGTTAGACCGAAAATAGCAAGAAAGGGAAAAATGATTAGCAAGCTAGAACTAAAGGAATTAGGGGACGCAGTATTCTTAGGCGACTTCGAATCCGGTTCCCCGGAGTGGCACGAACTAAGAAACGAAGACGCAGCCGTGGGTGGCTCTGATATTGGAGCAATCGCAGGACTTTCTCCGTTCGAGAGCCAAATTACAAAATGGGCCAAGAAGACAAAACAAATTCCGGACGACTTTGAACCGTCTATGGCTATGCGACTTGGGACGAAACTCGAAGCTCCAATTCTAGAAATCTTCGCCGAAGAACACCCGGACTACGAAATCTTTACGACGGGAACTTGGGCGCATAAAGAATTCAATTGGCAACGAGCTAACCCGGACGCGCTCTATCGAAAGCCGGACGGAACTTGGGGCATTATTGAAGTCAAGTTCTCGCGCGATTACTGGAGCGAAGTTCCGCAACACTACCGGGCGCAGGTGCTTTGGTATATGAACGTGTTTGGAATTCAAGAAGCAACGCTAGTAGCTCTAGCAGGTTCTAGCTATCAAGAATTCGAAGTCGAGTGGGACACGTTCGAAGCGACCTCACTAATCGCTGCGGCTTACCGCTTCAGGGAATCAGTTCTGAATAACAAAATGCCGGACTGGGACGGAAGCAATTCCACGTTTGAAACTATCCGAGCTATGAATCCTAAAATCGAAGACGGAGAAGAACACCTAGACGAACTAGGACTTCACTACTTCGAAGCTTTGGGCGACTTCGAGAAGGCAGAAAAGAAACTTACCGAACTAAAGAGTCGAGTCCTGTCGGCTATGGGCGGAAAGAAAAAGGGAATCGTCTACGGCGAACACGCGATTAGCTTGCGCGCTCGGGGAATGGGCAATCCTTACCTACACCACGAAAAGAAAGGGAAATAACAAATGGCACAATTCAATCTAAACGAATACGAAACAGTCGAAGAAAGACACGCAAGAGCAATAGCTGAGTATCCAGATATCAGGTGCGTAATTGTGAATCACACTACACCGCAGGATAGAGCGGTTGGGACTTGGGTGGTAGAAGCTCGGGTTTACCTAAACGCTGAAGACCAAGAACGCGAACTACCAAAAGCTACTGAATGGGCTTTCGAAGTAGACGGCGTTGGAATGGCTAACAAAACTTCCGCGCTAGAAAACGCGTGTACTTCCGCTCTTGGTAGAAGTCTTCGGTGGGCATTAGGCGGTTCTAAAGGCCCGTCAAAACAAGAAATGGAAAAGGTAGCTCGTGGGCAGACTCCTAAGCTTCCGGTTAGAGCGTGGCTCTACGAAGCTGGCGAACTAACAACCGCTAAAGATATTGACAAACTGCGACTGCTCTATTCCGAAGCAAAAACCGCTAAGGCAGATAGCGCAATTCTTGAAGCGATAAAGACAATGGCGGAAGGATTGGCCTAATGGAAACGCCCGGTCAAATCGTCGAAGAGCTTCAGCGGATAAGTAAAGAAATGGAAAAGGGAGCTTCGGCTCTCTATGACGCAGAAGTGAAACTAGCGGACGCTGAAGCGAGCTATGACAAGTCCGTTTCTCTATCCTTCTTGAATAGTCAAGGCACGGTAGCAGACCGTCAAGCGGTGGCAAAACTCCAAGCGGTAGACGAAAAGCTAAAGGCAGACCTAGCCCGGGCTGAGTTCAATCGGGTAAAAATGAAGATGAAAGTCCTATCGGATACGGCCACAATGACCGCCGTTATTAGCCGTAACGTAGAACTCCAATGGCGGAGCTAGACTAATGGGCGGGAGAGTGGCGGCTTATGAAGATTCGGGAAAAGTGTTCTTGTGGCGCAAGTTTTTACGCGTCCGGGGACGAAGCTACTCAGCTTTACAAGAATTGGATTCGTCGTCATTCCTGCCCGGCTCCAACGCAAGAAGAGATTCTCAATTTCAGAGATACGGACAGCTCTTCAACAATCGGATTCTCCGCAGACTATTCCGGGACGGGCTTAGACCTACCCGCGAAGAAATATGACCCGTGGGAAGATGAATAAAAAAGAGTTTCAAAAATACTTAGACCGAGATAAGGCTTGTCCGTGTTGCGGTTCAACGGGGCCAGAACTGATTCCGCAACACCGAGCTAATCGCGGAATGGGTGGAAGTAAAGAACGCAATCGTCCGTCGAACATTATTGCTTTTTGTTCTTACTCAAACGGGCTAATCGAATCGCAATCAGGCTTCGCAGCTAAGGCACGAACTCTAGGTTGGAAGCTCTACTCACATCAAGACCCGGCAGAAACTCCGGTGCGACTTTGGGACGGCTGGCACTTTCTAGACGATAATTTTGGAAAGGTTCCAACGAACCAACCAGACTGAAAGGAAAAAATGGCTGGATATGAACCACGCTTTGACGTGGACTTTACACGCGGAAGAATCGGGGAAGAGCTTGTCGAAACTTTTTTGGCTGACCTAATCGGCAAGAAGATAGAAGTCAAAACTGATTATCGAGTAAACGAAACGGGAAACGTCTACGTTGAAACGTGGCAGTATTCGGAACCGGACGCTTCGGACAAGAAGCAATCAGGGATAAACGTAAGTGAAGCTGAATACTATTGCTTTGGCTCACCGCTTGGGGAAGGATTCGTAATGGTCAAAACCAGCGTCCTGAAGCAATTCATAAGCAACACGAACCCCCGGGAAGCTAGACAACCAATCGCGTCAAAGGCAACGAAGGCTTCAATCGGGCGACTGATTCCGCTTGCTGATTTATTGGCTAGTATCGGACTAGCTAAGAAAGGGAACTAATGCCGCTGATTCGGGGACACCACTCATTCGACGACCACTTTACGCAGATACCGAACGACTGGTTGCGCGACTCTAGAATCTCGCTCGGAGCTAAAGGCCTTCTAGCGCAGCTTCTTTCGCACGCTCCGGGCTGGAGAATTAGTCAAGAAAACCTAGCCTTCGCTAATGGAGTTGGACGCGACGCAATTCGAACGCTGATAAACGAACTGCTCGAAGCTGGGTATCTAATGCGCTCCGAAGACCGCGAGAGAAACGAAAAGGGTTATCTAGGTGGATACACCTACACCACGCAAGACCCGTCGGGCGAACCTACGTTGGATAAGCCTACGCAGGACAATCCGCTACATAAGAACAACATCTTAAAGAAGAACAACTTAAAGAATAACGAGAGAATATACAGCGATTCAGAATTTGATTCTTTCTGGGAAAGCTATCCGAAGAAGGTAGACAAAGGCGCAGCCCTACGAGCATTCAGGCGCGCAATCAAGAATCAAGACCCGGCCGTTGTAATCGCCGGAGCGAAGGCTTACGCTGAAGACCCGAATCTCCCGGAGAAGCAATTCATAAAGAACCCTGCTACTTGGTTGAATGCTGAGGCTTGGGCGAATGGGCCACTACCTAAACGCAAGACAACCGACTCAAAGGCTTTGGAGGAATGGGCGAATGACTAAGAACGAACTCAAAGAGCTAATGGAATACCTCAGCGCAATCGACAACCGACAACTGACCGCTGAGAAGCTTCAGGTCTGGTTCGACCTAATTGGATACCTAGACTTCGCCGAAGCTAAGACTGCGGTTATTGAAGCTCAGCGGGACAGCTCAATTAGCTACGTGGAAGCCAAGCACGTAATCGCTTACTCGCTTCGAATCAAGGAGAAAAGAAAGGCCGAAGAAACTCGCGCCACGTCCTACACCGAAGAACGCAAGGGAACTCCGCAACCGAAATGCGCTCACGGTATCGGGCTTCTGACCTGCGACCCGTGTTGTCGGAACGCTGCTATTCAAGCCGGACTAATCAAGGGCTGATACTCTAATGCGGTGGAAGAGAATGAAGCGATATGTAACCGTTGCGGGCATATTTGGCGCGTCAAAATGGACGAACCCAAGACGGGAGTTCGGTGCGCTGATTGTCGAATGGGCCAGTCGCTCATTGTCAAATATGGGAATACTAAGTGTCTTCCGTGGCAAGGCGACTTCGACGACGAAACCCTTTCGAAGCCAATCTACGAAGGGCTTTCAGTTCTCCCCGGGATTCGGAACTGCGGTCATCTCGACTGCGTCAATCCTGAGCATATAAAAAAGTCCTAACTAACTGTTAGGGTAAAAAAAAAGAAAGGTGGAAACACTATGGCAACAGTAGAAGTAAAAGGCGAAATCGTCGGACTAGTCTTTGGCAACAAGGGCGTTCAGATTCTCGAAACCTTCAAATCAAAAGACGGCGAAAAGCGCGACGCAAGATACACCGCTTGGCTAGACACTCCGACTTCGACTCTTCAGGTCGGACAGAAAGTATCCGCTCGCGGTCTGCTCTCAGCGGCAATCGGAAACTACAAGAACAAAGAAGGCGAAGACAAGACCGTAGTAAATCTGTCAATCAACTTCGCAACAATCAAACTCGACGGTTCAGAAGCTCCGGGTATGGTTCCAACTCACGAAGACGCTCTGCCGTTCTAATGTTTATCCGTTGGCTAGTCCCCGTTGCGTCCGGAATTTTATTCGTGGAGTTCGCTTCCGAATCTTCCGGCTTCCTACACGTGACGGGGCTAGTCTTCGGTCTTTTCTACCTTTGGGCAGGAATCTCGGAAGCTTGGAATCAGTATGTCGTCAACTGAATTACTAATCGAAGTCTTTGGCGACCCGGCTTCTCAGGGTTCGCACTCCGTAATCAACGGACGCATTGTTCAAGTCAATTCCGCGAAGCACAAACGCTGGCGTAACGCAGTCGTCTTCGCAGCCCTAGACCTAATTCCGGAAGGCTGGGAACCGATAGATAGCCCGGTCGAGCTTTCCGTCATCTTTTATCTGCCCCGCCCGAAGACGGCGACCCGGGAGTTCCCTTCCGTAATGCCCGACCTTGACAAGCTGATTCGTAGCGTCGGTGATTCCTTGACCACGGCGGGAATGTACGTGGACGATTCTCGGATAGTTCGGCTAACAGCTACAAAGCTCTACGCCGACCATAGAGGCCCGGGAGCCTTGATACGGGTAAACACTCTACCCGAGTCCTAAAAACCCGCCTACGGGCGTTCTACGGCTCCAAATCTATCGAACACCCGTTCGAACTACCCTGAATTATAACGATTTGGTAACATTCCCAGAAATTTCTCAAAATCTGCCGAAATTGGTAGAAATTCCCGAAAATCTATGGTTAGCTATTACTAACCGGAAAGGCCGGGGCAACGAAAGGGAAGCAAAATGAAGGAAGCAAGAATAAAGACAAGCGAGATTCAGGACGCAGCTCAGGCTTACATAGCTTCAGGATTCAACGACGACGCTATGCGCCCGCTAATGAACCTAATGTCTTGGCAGACCGCTTACATTCAGAAAAGATTCTGGAAAATTGTAGACACCGCAGCCCGCAACGCGGTCAAAGAAGGAAAAGCAAAATACGAAGCAGAAAGGGTGGACGCGTAAGCGTCCCCCGGAAGGAAAGGGAAAAGAAATGGCTACCAAGAAAATCGAACTAACAGAAGCTCAGATACTCGCACTAATTCACGCAATCGAAATCACCGAAGGAAGCTTCTCCGGTTATGACATAGACGCAGACGACAAGCGAGAGCTGGCAGTTCTAGAGCGCGTTCTTACAAAGCTAGAAAACGCATAGGAAAGGAAAACTAAATGACCAACCTAACAATTCTCGACCACTTCGAGAGAGCGGACGACGAGTTCGTGATTATCGGATTCACCCGGGGCAAGAACAATCAGTTCGTTTATTGCGTCGAGATTCGCAACGGAGCAGACCATTTCTTCGAGCATTACACTTCGCTCGACGGAGAACTAAACAAGCGACTAGCGCACGACAAGTTCGACGAATTCGTAGACAAGTTCTCATTCCCAAAGGTGCGTGTCTAATGAAACTCTTTGGATTCTTTATTCTTTTCGCAGCTATCTTGGCTGGCAGTTGGAAGCTTCAGGAAACGAACTTGCTTCTTGGATACACTCTCGGAGTCTTCGGGTTTCTCGGAACGACTATCTTCTTCGTCGATTACCTAGCAAGGAAGTATCTCTAATGGGAATCGAAAGTCTTGCGCTTGTAATCTTCGCTTGGCTTATGGAGCTGAGCAGATTCCTAGAAGATAACGCAGGACTTCTATTCTTTACTTCCCTTCTTCTTGTTCTTTGGCTTAGCGGAGTTATCACCGTAGTTCGACGCTGGAGGTCAGAATGAACGAAGTTGAATTTGTTCTCCGCCGGATTCTAAAAGTCGGACACGAATACGCAAAGGAGCAGAGCGCAACAAGAAACGACAATCCAGCTCTCGGACTCTACCGATACACCGCCCAGCTTCAATTACTTAACTACCTAGAAAATCAGTTCTTGGAAAGGACAACAAATGACAAGCAAGACTAACCCGGCAATCGAGTTCGGAAACGACGACTTCAATCCGAACCAATTCAGCTACCAGACCGCTCAGCAAGACGGAATCCTTATGGGCCGTCTTCTAATGCGGGACGAAGTTCTTCGCCTAATCAAAGCGACAAACCCGGTTCCGACCAAAGCGGTAGCAAAAATTCTCGACCTAGTGGAAGGATTGAACGCTGATGTTTACGCTTCTGAAACTTCCCGTTGAAACGCTAGACGCTTACAACAGGGGACGACGCGACGAACAAGCCGCAGTTGAAAATCTTCTAGAGTTTCTAGTGGTCAAGCGACTAATTGACCCAGACACTTTGAACCTGCTAATTGAAGAACTAACACAGATTGACCGCAGACCAAGAAGGGAAATGGAATGAGCTGGAAAGACGAAGACGAAGTGACAACCACTTACGGAACAATTCAACAGGTCAAACAAGAAAACTATATCCGCGGCTTCTATGACGGGCTAGACAAGAAGCTCACGAACAACACCGCTTACACCGACGGATTCAAAGCCGGGCAACGAAATGAACGTGAGTATCTTCTCAGCTTCGTCGAAGACCACGAAGGAATCCCAATCGTTGTTCAAGACCTAGTGGAAGAAATAAATGGGCGATACAAAAAAGAAATGAACGACCTATTGAAAGGAATGGGGCTATGACTAAGGCAGTCGCAAAGAACAAATACTCCGGATACACAAAAGGGCAAATGGAACAGCGCGAGCAGATACTCGAAATGCTTGAAGAGGAAATCGCCCGCTTTGAGAAACACCCTTACAAGCTAGGTTCCTTCGATACGCACGGAATCTATCTCGGGCTAAAAATCGCACACCTACACGTAAAGGAAATGAAATGGACTTAGAAACAAAACTCGACCTTCTGCTAATCGAACTAGAAACTTACGGCCAGATGATAAAAGACCTTGAAAGGGATATGGTGGCGTTCAATGAGTGGCTTCAGACCGAACTCGAAAGATAAGAAAGAGCGCAAGCTAACTTTCGCATTCGCCCGGGGATATCACCGCGCGACAATCGCAGAGCGGGAAAGAATAATCGCCGACCTGCTCAAAGACGCAGTAGTAATCACAAACGTAGACGTGGAGATTTTAGAAAGGATTGTTGAAATTGTCGAAGGCTAAGCACCGCGGAAAGAGAAAACCGTTCTATCTTCGTCGCCAGCTTCTATGGCTTCGATACCGAATTCACTTCTTCTTCTTAGATAGGAAAAGACGTGGATAAGTTTCCGGAAGCTTTGAAGCTGCTAAACGACCAGAATCTAGTTTGGTCTGAAGACTTCGAAAGCATTAGAAAAAACCTTGCGTTGCTAATGGCTAAAGCTTGGGAAATGGAATACGCTGGACTGGAACCCGAACTCGGGGACTTGGCACTCAATCTTGTAAGGGGAACAAATGCTGGAAGACCTGAAGCCACCGCAACGGATTAGTAGTTGCGCGGTAAGAACGATACGGAACAAGCTAGAGAAGAAAGACCAAGAAATCTTAGACGGAGCGTTAGCAAACCCAGACTTCAACTCCGGAGCTTTAGCCCGGGAACTAAGCTCTAGGGGACTAAAGATTAGCGACGTTTCAATCCTGCGTCACCGGAAGAAAGAATGCTCTTGCTAGAAAACCTAGAACCAGCCAAGAAAGTAGAACCAACTCCATTCGGTCGCCCGGGAGTAATCTTTGACGGCAAACAAGGCGAAGCAACCACTCCTTATTCAGAATCGCCAGCGAGCTTCGAAGAGTTTCTAGAAGCGGCTGGAATGAATCCTGAAGAGTTCGAAGTAATCGGAACTCCCCGGGTAAGCAAGTGGCAACAGAAAGAAGGAGGGGAATTCCTAACGTCTTTCCGATTCACGTTCCGCAAGCGAATCAGCGGAATCGACCTGCCACTTCTTTACGCCGAAGCTAAGAAGTCTGCGAAGTCAAAGAAGCCAAAGCTAACTGGAACAAGCGACAAGGCTTTAGTTGTTCTTTGGTCTGACTTACAGGTTGGAAAGGTAGACCACCGCGGAGGAACTGCCCAGCTAATCGAGAGAGTAGAACTAACAACGGCGAAGCTTATTCAACAAGTCAAGAAAGAAAAACCTTCGAAGGTAATATTCGCTGACGTCGGCGACACCATAGAAAATTTTATCAACGCAAACGACGCTAACCAACTTTTCACGAACGACCTCTCGATTATGGAGCAGGTGGATTTAGCGACAACTCTAGCGTGGACGACCTTGCGCGCTCTATGCGAACACGTTCCAGAAATCGTTTACCTATCGGTTGCTTCCAACCATTGTCAAATGAGAATCAACAAGCAACGCGTAGGCAAGGGAACAGACGACTGGGGAATCCATATCGGACGAACCCTAGCCCGGTTAGCTTCGGAAGTCGGTCTGCCGATTACATTCGTAGAGCCACAACCGCACGACGAATCTCTAGCGTTGGATATCTTCGACGACGGGTTCCACGTTCTCGGACTTTGGCACGGACATCAAAGCCCGCGTCCAGACCAAGTTCCGACGTGGTGGAGGCAACAAGCTTTCGGGAATCAGCCCGTCGCAGCGGCGACAATCGGAGTGAGCGGACACTTTCACCACTTGCGAATCGTCGAGCTAGGTTCAACACCGCGGGGAACTTCTCGCTTCTGGATTCAAGCTGCGACTATGGACAACGGCTCCGGCTGGTGGAAGCGTCAAGCGGGAGAAGATTCTCAGCCGGGACTTGTGACCTTCTTCTTAGAAAAAGAAATCGACTTCACGGGAACCGTTTACAAACTATAGAAAGGGAAATATGAAAATACTAAATCTTTACTCCGGAATCGGTGGCAATAGAAGACTTTGGGGTTCGGAACACGAAGTAACTGCGGTTGAGTATGACCCAGCTATCGCAGCAATCTATAAAGACTTCTTCCCTGAAGACGAAGTCGTAGTAGCGGACGCTCACGAATACTTACTGGAGAACCACAAGAACTTTGATTTTATTTGGTCTAGCCCTCCTTGCCAAACCCACAGCTCATTCAGGCACAACATAAACGTAAGGTTCCGCGGAACGAAACCCGCCTACCCAGATATGAAGCTCTACCAAGAAATAATCTTTCTTCAGCACAACAGCGAAGCTCTTTGGCTCGTGGAGAATGTTATTCCTTACTACGAACCGCTAATCGCGGGAAAGAAGATAAACAGACATCTCTACTGGTCTAACTTTGAAATTCCTAATCTGCCAAAAGTAAATGAAAAGATAAGGTCAAATCAAATACCGGGATTACAGGAGTTACACGGCTTCGACCTTTCTAAATACAAACTAAGCAACAAAAGGCAGATACTTCGGAATTGCGTTTATCCTGAAACTGGGCTAGAGATTCTAAAAATTGTAGAAAGAATAAAACAATGAAGACTCTAAGAGATTATCTAAAGGCATTCAATCAAGGAAAAGAAATAGAACGTCTAACAATAATCAACTGGCTAGAAGAAGTAGACCAGATAGACGCGTTCGGAGATACGGACGTGAAGGGTATTATCGAAGCACTCAAAGAAGAGATTCACAAGCGAAGGGATTAGAAATGAATTGCGAGCGTTGCGGAATGGAAGTTAGCGAAGCGGCAGTAGAAAGAAGAAAGGCACGGGGAACCTATGACGGTAAATGCTCAGACTGCCGTAATGGAATGGCAACTGAAATAAAATACAACGGAACGGTCTGCCGTCCGTGGCGTGGAGAAGTAGACGAACACTTCAACCCGATAGATAGAAACCTAAAGCTTTATCTTCCGGGCTTCCGCACTTGTCTTCACAAAGACTGCGTAAACAAAGAACACATAATCCAGCCGGACTATTCGCTGGAGCTAGAGCGCAACGACATTAGCTACCGAACAGGAACAAGAAGTGAAATGAAAGACTTTCTAAAGGAATCCGCATAGTGCCTACCTACGAATACAAATGCCCTGACTGTCCTATGACCATTACCATTACCCGAAGCGTAGAAGCTGAAGAGCATAAGCCGGGTTGCGCTAACTGCGCGCAAGTAATGGTTAGAGTCTTCGACGCTCCACCTATCCAGTTCAAGGGAAAGGATTGGGGAAAAGATTAGAAGGTTCCCTAAGCCCTGCCGTATCTGCGGAGTCCTATCCCCCGAACCGCTATGCGAACCACATCAAGCGCAAGCCAAAGCAATTCACGAAGCTCGACGTTCTCAGCGCAAGGCAACGACGGGACAGTATGGCGGGGACTACGCACGACGGGCTAGAGCAGTCCGAGAGTCTGCGATTGCTTGCCACCTATGCGGAGAAGGAAAGAAAGAAAATGACCCATTCGAAGCTGACCACGTAATTCCTGCCAGCTCTGGAGATACTGGACAACTTCTTCCTGCTCATAGAAGCTGTAATAGACGCCGTAGCAATAAGCCCCTGCCCGGTTCCCGCTAGATTGCTACCGCTCACCTAGCTAGACCCCCTACCGGCATTACCCGGGGACGGGCTATTTTCTAAGGATTTTTTCAAGCCAATACCCCGACCGCAGTTCTGCGTAAACACCCGCGAAATTAGTTGGTTTTCTGGTGCTACGCTAGAAGCCTAGAAACGAAAGGGAAGCATTGAGAAACGGGAAGAGCTACCAAAAATCACCGAAGCGAACTAGCAAGGGGAATTCAGCTCGGCGAAGAAGTCGAGCTAAACAAATCAAAGGCAGAAAATGAAAATCGAAACCCTACAAATCAAAGACCTAACGCCCGACCCGGCTAACGCTAGGCAACACGACGAAAAGAACCTAAAGGCTATTCAAGGTTCCCTAAAGGAGTTCGGTCAACGCAAGCCCATCGTCATAACCGAAGCGGGCATAATCGTCGCCGGAAACGGAACCGTCGAAGCTGCGAAGCGTTTGGGCTGGTTGAAGATTGACGCGGTTCGAGTCCCGGGCGATTGGACACCGGAGCAGACAAAGGCGTTCGCTCTAGCCGACAACCGCACCGCGGAACTAGCTTCTTGGAGTCCGGAAGTCCTAGCTAGTCAACTTGTCGAATTAGAAGCGGCTGGATTCCAAATTGAAGAGTTTGGCTTTGAAGTCCAAGAAGCTCCAATCGACCCGAGTTCAATAAAAGAAGATGAAGTCCCTGAAGAAGCAATAAGCCGAGTTGCTCTTGGAGATATCTGGCAGCTAGGAAAGCACAAACTTATCTGCGGAGATAGTTCCGATGCTGAATTAGTCAAGGCTCTTATGGACGGGCAAACCGCAGACTTAGTTTTCACAGACCCTCCTTATCGAATGGAGGCAGAAGGCGGAAGCGACCAATGGGTAGGACGTTCAGCCGCGAAGGTTGGAGAGTCGATTAAAGATATTGTTGACTTTGACCCAGTCGCATTCTTGGAAAGCTTGCCTTCTTACTTTACAAAAACAATGAACGCGTATATTTTCTGTAATAAAGACCTAGTCCCGGACTACTTAAATTGGGCTTTGAAAAGCGGCTATGCCTTCAATATCTTATTTTGGAAAAAGCCGAATGCCCTTCCGCTTGGCAGTCAGCACCGACCAGATACCGAGTACATTATCTTCATTAGAAAAAACGCTATTTGGAACAATGGACTAGAAGGCGTTAATTATTCGAAAGCCTTAGAGTTCGGCAGAGAGAACTCCACCACTCACCCGACTATGAAGCCTGTTGGACTTATCTCAAATGAGCTTCTTATTAGCTCCCACAAGGGTGGGATTGTTGTTGACCCATTCTTAGGCTCAGGCTCTACTTTGGTAGCGGCAGAGCAGACTGGTCGCGTTTGCTATGGCTTCGAGTTGGAACCTAAGTATTGCGACATCATTCTCAAGCGGTGGGAAACACTCACCGGGCAGACAGCCCAGCTACTTTCCAAGCCCCTTTAGGGGATTGGGAGAAATCCAAAAAAATTTTTAAGATTGCGGAGAAAGCCTAATGCCAGCCGGAAGACCTACTAAACCAGTGGAGCAGAAGCGACTAATTGGCAATCCCGGCAAGCGCGCTCTGCCCGAGCAATCGGCAATAATGCTTATTCCGCAAGCTTCGCAAACTCCAGAACCCGCACGTCCACTTCTCAAATACGGGCAGGAGCTTTGGGACAGGGTTTGGGAGTCCGGCATCAATTGGATAAGTCCAAACACCGACCTAGAAATTCTTCTTATGACTTGCGAGCTAATCGACGAACGCTGGAACCTTCGAGTGCGTGTTATGACAGATAACAACCCGAAAGACCGCCGGGGACTTCGAGAGATTGACAGACAAATCGTTTCGAATTTAGGGCTTCTAGGATTTACTCCGTCCGACCGCTCTCGATTAGGCGTGGCAGAAGTAAAGAAAATGAGCAAGCTCGAAGAGCTAATGGCGAAGAAGGCTAACCGTGAATAGTTGGCCCCCGCTTTGGCTAACTCCAGTTCCGCAGAAAGCTATCGAACAAGGCGACGGAGAAATAGTAATCGAGTTCTCGGAAACGTTCGGGACAATCGGTAAGGACGGAATCGCTGGAAAGGTTGGACAGGCTCTAGAGCTTCGACCGTGGCAACAAGAACTTATTCGGAATGTTTACGCCCGGGATAAAGACGGTGGGCTTCTTGCTCGAACCGCTCTAATCGGAATGCCAAGAAAAAACGGAAAGTCTTCTCTCTCTTCCGTTAGCTTCGCTCTCTACTCCTTGTTGGCTGAAGGCGTAGAAGGTGGAGAAGTTTATTCAATCGCAGCGGAAAAAGAACAAGCAAGAATCGTATTCAGCGAAACGAAGAGAATTGTTGAATCTACGGAGCTATCTGAAATGGTCAAGGTCTATCGCGACGCACTCTTCGTTCCAGCAACTAACTCCGTCTATCGAGTCCTATCCGCTGAAGCATATTCAAAAGAAGGA